GTTGATTACCCCAATCCTTGGAAGTACAAGGGAAAAGCATTTACTACTGAGAAAATAGGGGATCACTATGGATTCGTGTACCTTATTGAGAATCAACTAACAGGTCAAAAGTACATCGGCAGAAAGTATTTCTGGCAAAAGAGAAAGCCAAAAGGTAAGACTCGTAGAGTAACCAGTGAGTCTGATTGGAAAAAATACTACGGTTCTAATGATCAGTTAAAGGCTGATGTGAAAGAGTTTGGTGTTGAAAACTTCACAAGAAAGATAATTTCGCTACACAAAACAGTAGGCAAAACTAACTTTGCAGAGACAGAAGCACTATTCAAATACAAGGTACTGACTGAAAAGTTGGAGAATGGGGAGCCTCTGTACTATAATAATCAGATTCTCAATCGTTATTTTAAAAAAGATTATTGGGAAGACTAATATAAATACACCGTCTTAAAGAGGTTTTCGTATGAGAATCGACTTACATAATTTTTTCAAGTATTACAAGAGTGATCTGAAGCACCACCAAGAGGCAGTAGATCAGCTAGAGAAGGCACTAGAAGTATTAGACGCTACCCTTCTTACTGATGATGCAGAGTGGGTAAAGACATACCGTAATGCACCGGAACCGAAACCAGAAGCACCTGAGCTTGTACTAGCGGTTCCTTACTATCCACAGACTGACAACTACACACAGCCTGACCGTACCTGTAACTCATCCTCCTGTGCCATGGTGCTTGAGTATTTCAAGCCTGGTACTCTCAATGGTCCTAAGGGAGATGATGAGTACATCCGTAAGGTATTCAATATCGGTGATACTATTGACCACAGCGTACAGACTGCTGTACTTAATGACTATGGTGTCAAGTCCAGCTTCCATTATGATCTAGGCTTTGAAGACTTAGACACAGAGCTAGCAGCTAAGCGTCCTGTAGTTATTGGTATCCTTCACAGAGGCACTCTAGATGCCCCTACAGGCGGTCATATGATCGTTGTCATCGGTAAGAACTCCAAAGGTCATTACATCTGTCATGACCCCTATGGCGACCTCTACGACGGCTATACAAGCTCTGTATACAACGGTAAGTCTGTTGTGTATGAGAAGAGCGTACTAGCCAAGAGATGGACTGTAGACGGTGCTAAGACTGGCTGGGGACGCATCTTTGATGCCAAGGTAGAAGAAAAAAAGTCTGGTTCTGGCGTCTTGCCAGCAGCTGGTGTAGAGCTTATCAAAAAATTCGAGGGTCTACATGACTTGCGTGATGATGGTATGGTCTATGCCTACCCCGATCCTCTCTCTGGTAACCTACCCATCACTATTGGTTGGGGTTCTACCAAGGATATTGATGGATCAGCCTTTGAGTTGGGTGACAAGATCTCCCGTGAGAAGGCAGACCTGCTACTAGAGCACCAGCTTCGCACCTCCTATTTGTCAGTACTTGAAAAAACAATTCCATATTGGTACGATATGAACGACAACCAGCATGGAGCTTTGCTAAGCTTTGCATATAACCTTGGAGCTTACTTCTACGGTGGCGACAACTTCCAAACAATTACCCGCGTGCTCAAGCACAAGGAGTGGGAGAAGGTACCTGATGCCATGTACCTATATCGTAACCCCGGCACCTCAGTGGAGGCTGGACTTACCCGTAGACGCCAGGCTGAGGGAGATCTCTGGGAAAGTTAAATGCTAATGGAAACTTTTTGTGATTGGTTTGAGGGGGAATGGAGTAATCGTCAACAGGCTTATTCCAACCCCCGGTCTGCCGCGTATGTTCATGCTACCCACACAAGGGTGTCTCATAACCAGTTTCGTTGTGTCTATAGATACAGCCGAGAAAAAATGCCCTACCGTGACATGTTAGTCACTGTAGAGCATAGGGATGGCACCATTGTCGTTGTAAATCCGACCATGGATATAGAATTCAATTTGGAAAGCGGATGCTATGTAGCTGGGGCTAGGAAAACTATCGCCGGCATTGAGTATATTTGCTCAGCGTACCTTGGTCCAGATCACTATTTTGTGGTGGACAGGGCAATTAATACCGAGACCGGAGCTACGATGTGGGGTCTTGATGATGGTGAATGCTTTGAGTTTTTACGTGTTCCACGTGAGAGTTAGTATCCGCCCAGTTCTTAAGTACTAGCTGTGATAGGTGCCAGTTGCAGCTATCCAAGTCATTCATATACTGATAACGATTAACCATATATTCTTCCATAGTACAGTTCCTTAAGTGGCATACTGTTCCGGCTATGGGAGTTTTCCCATGTTACTATTTATGTGTTCTCGTCATTCAGAGGACGTGTGTGGGGAAACCCCATTTGTCGTTTGAGTTTTAAGTTTTGAATCTTCGTAATTACCTTCTTCTCGCCGGTGCGGTCGTTGCTCTCGGTCATGGCGTTACTTCCGCCTTTCCGCTCCCAGAGCTAACTCCTCCCCCCGCCGTTGAGCCAGTGGCACCTCCGAAGCCAGAAACCAAAAAGGAGTGGGCACTACAAGATGGCAATCCAGTGGAGAACCAACTAGTAGAAGCACTCCAGGACAATGGCATTACTGATCGTAATGCTATCGCTACCGTTCTTGGAAATGTTAAGCAGGAATCCAAATTCCACCCCAATATTTGTGAGGGTGGTCACCGGATTCAGTATCAGCACTGTCATGCAGGCGGATACGGGCTCTTGCAATGGACCACCGCCGGTCGTTATCGGGGTTTGGGTGACCATGCATGGCGCCTTGGCGTGAGTCCTTCATCAGCAAGGGCACAGATTTCTTACCTCTTTAATGAAAGAGAATGGAAGCTAATAGAACAGGAGATGCAGACCCCTGGTGGCAGCATCTACCAGTACATGAATACCTCTTACTATTGGATTGGTTGGGGTATTCATGGCAAAAGAACAGCATATGCACACAATTATGCAGACAGGCTCACCTTGATTGATGTACCTGTTGACAATTCATAAATAAGTGTACTATGGTGAGTAGCCATGAAGTTCCCAGACTTTCACTTCAAGTTTCACTTTGGAAAGAAAAAGAAGAGTCCAGTACGCATTATGCTAGTGGGCTTTTTTCTGGGACTCTTGGTTGATATACTCCACAAGTATTTCAAGATTAGTCAAGAGAGCTTGTGGGACCTTATTGATGAGATTGGACGTGAATTCAAAATAGAAGACATCAACGATCTTGTGCTTTCCTATTCCAATCTTTTAGAGAGAAGAATTGAGAGAGATGTAGATAAGGCTATTGAAGACTACTGGGAGGAGTCGGAGAAAGTAAATCCAGAACCTCCCGTTATCCCCATCTTCTCTGAGGAGAAGGAAGGGGATACCCCATTAGGTGGGGAAATGCGTATTCGTTCCCCCTGGGTAGATCCTACTGATTCAGATTAATTATGTCCCGATACGATGAGATCACAAAGTTCATCAACCAAGCGTTGAAGAATGATCACCTTTATACCAATGAAGAGATTGCATTTATGAAATCTCAACTTCGGATGCTACGTGAAACAAAAAATCAAGTGCGTAAGGAGGACCGCCGTGGATTTGGCGCTTAAGACTGTTGGTAGCGATTGTCTCGTTAAACCATCTTTTGCAGTACCTAGAATCACAGATAATGTCCGTGATCTAGTCAAAGAAATGAAGGTCAAAATGGTAGAGTGGAACGGCATCGGCTTAGCTGCTCCCCAGGTAGGTCATAATATTCGCCTACTTGTACTCAGATTGGGTACTGGTCAGATTCAAGAGATGATCAATCCCCGTATTAGCTGGTGTTCTGAAGAGCGGGTTACTATGGCAGAAGGTTGCCTCAGTATTCCTGGCGAAACTTGCATGGTCACTAGACCAGCCAAGGTACGTGTCAAATTTCAAACCATTGAAGGCGACTACAAATATTGGTGTTTGCACAAAATGGATGCACGTGTGCTCCTGCATGAGTATGATCATCTAGAGGGTGTACTTATGACAGAGAAAGAACTATGATTAACAGCTTAGAAGTAGAAGAGTGGGAAATGTATCCAGATAATTACGATGGAGCACAATGGATGCGAAATCGTGGTAGAATAGATTACCTTGAGTATCTTTTTGATCTAGAAAATCATGCAGCCTTATCAGACAAGGAGGAGAGAGATCCTCGCTGAACTTATTTGTGAATATATTGAGGATTCTGATTATGATGCTCGCCGCATCTATGAAGAATTTTTATCAGTATTAGCTAGTGAAGTTCAAGGAAGAGAAGAATCTTCCAAAAAAGCTATTGAAATCAGGGATTTGGTTCTAGGTTATAGTGAACCATTTTCATTCCCAACATCTTATGAGTATTAAGTCTCATAAGATACCATGCCTTAGGGCATCTATATTATAATAAAAACAACCAACGAATTTTTTAAACATGGAACGTGAATTTAGTGAACTGTCCATGAAGCGCGATGAGTGCGAAAAGTGCGGCGCTGTCTGGATCAACGGTCAACACACCTGGGCTACAGGTAACAAGGGCAATGAAGAAGACCTAGCCGGTCTCGTCTGCAATAAGTTGGGCGATCACCGATGCATCAACCCATGCCGTGGCGTAGAAACAGGTGACACCTGGGCTAAGCGCTTTGGTGATGTGGCTGCAGGCTTTGAGTCAATCAAGGCACGCATGGAAAAGCAACGCGAAGATTTCCGTGAAGAGTTTGGTGAGGACGCCTGAGTAACTGGCACACCCCCTTCACATACCGTGCCTGTTCGGCTATAATAAGCAGGTAAACAAAACAGATTATGAGTCTACGAACCAAGTTTCGCAAATCCATCGGCATCTTCCAAGATGCGATCACGCGCACTATTGAACTTGACTATTCACAGCCAAAGCTCTACAAAAAAGTACTCAAGTACTATGAAGAGACTGGCGTTGAGTTTACTGGTGACGATGTAGAGGACTACCAGATTGTTCTGGAATGCCTCAAGCAAGATCTTTCTATGGAGACTGTCTGATGAAAACTTTACTAGAAATTAGTGGCTTCCGTTTTGTTGAGAAAGGCATCATTGAACTCAATGGTATGCCAGACTACCGCCTTCAGACGAAGTGTGAGTATAGTAAGCGCTGGAATGATGCTTATCTCTTTGATAATCAGCAACAGTGCCTGTTTGCAATGGAAGATATTGAATATGCCAAGTGGTTAACAGGTCAGTATTGCTATGTAAAAGATGATGTTGAATGGTTTGACTAAGGTAGGTTTCCTACGCTACGTAGGTAACACCCTCGCTATCATTGGTTATTTCACCCTTCTATGGGGAGACACTCAAACAGCCTTGATGCTAAAACTAACAAGCAGCTCATTGGTAGTACCATTTGTGCTCAAGTTTAAGCTCTGGGACGTACTGTTACTCCTACTTGTTTTTGGGAGTTTAGATGTAACTAAGTTACTTCAATTAACGTTTTCCTAGTTAACTCAAACTAGGTGGTGGAGTCACATGACCCAATGCCCTTGTCGGATGGGCTTTATAAATGCCGACTGGCGCGTCGTGGCAGAGGTTTCTTGCTTTATGTTAAGGGAAGTGCAATTTCCCATACCTCACTTTATAAGTAAAAGAGCAAGTGGTGCGGATGTTCCATCGCCAGGTTTCTTGTTTCCTGTTAAAGAATAAGTGGCGAGCATGTAACTCAGAA